GACAGGAAGGTAGCAGAAATGAAAGGTCCCGAGAGACCTATTTTTTCGCAATCCGATAGATCACTAATGCTGTCGTCCATCAGGTGTGTTGATGTCGTTCACATATTTGACACCAGGCAAGAGCTAGAGGAGTTGCTGGAATCGATCAAACCTGATACAATGGTAGTCGGTTCCGACTGGAAAGGAAAAGAAGTAGTAGGTTCACGCTATGCAAAATCAGTTCGGTTTTTTGATCGACAAGGAGACTACTCCACCACGCAAACAATTCAAGGTACTCCTTATCGGTGACACCTGTACGGACAGATATGTCTATGGCAGAGTCACTAGGATCAGTCCAGAAGCGCCTGTACCAGTCATGGTTTATGACAGGGTAGAAGATGCCAAGGGCATGGCATGGAACGTCAGAGAGAATCTACTGTCCTTTGGGGATGATGTTTACATGATGACTCATGAGGCAAAGATCACCAAGACTCGATATGTGGATTCCAAGTCTAATCAGCAGATCATGCGGTTGGATGAGAATGACGAAGCAGAAGATTTTGGGTGGGATCTACCTAAAGAAAAGTTTGATGCTATGGTCATCTCTGACTACAATAAAGGATTCCTTTCCCAAGAGAAGATTCAAGAATTGGTAGATTGGTTTGATGGTCCTGTCTTTATCGACAGTAAGAAGACTGTTCTCCCAACCACTTGCTTTATTAAGATCAATGATCGAGAAGCACAAGAATTAGAAGGAGAATACCCTAATCTAATTGTCACCAAAGGTTCTGAAGGTTGTACTTACAATGGCAGAACCTTTCCTGGTATTAAGGTGCCAGTGTTTGATGTAGCAGGTGCTGGCGACACGTTCCTAGCAGCTTTGGTACATTTTTATCTGTTGCTTGGTACGATTGATCGTGCCATCCCCTATGCAAATAAAGCAGCAGCAATTGCCGTTACACACTTCGGCACTTATGTTCTATCTAGTGATGATGTAAATGAAATACGTTGTTGACATTGACGGCACCATCTGCTTCCCTGGCGAAGGTGATGGTGTATATACTCACGCCAGACCCAGAACGGATCGTATCTGTAGAATCAATCAACTATACATCGAAGGGCATGAAGTATACTACTTCACAGCTAGAGGTATGGGACGCTATAATAATGATCGCCAGAAAGCATATGATGAATTCTACGAGTTCACCAAGAAACAATTATGTGGATGGGGATGTATGTTCAACGATCTGTATCTAGGTAAACCTTCTGGCGATATATACATTGATGACAAAGGAGTCAGTGACCATGAGTTCTTTAGTTAAACACGTACCCAAAGGATGGGGATACGAGAAATGGATTGTTAACAACGAAAAGTATTGTGGAAAACTCTTATTTTTTGAGAAAGGCAAGAAGTGTTCTTGGCATTACCACAAACTAAAGCACGAAACTTTCTACCTACATTCAGGTAAAATTTATCTTTACTATGGTTTTGAAGATGATTTCTACACAGCTGACCGCACAATATTAACCCCTGGGATCCCTTTCGAGATTCCCAGGGGCATGAGACATCAGATGATAGCTATAGAAGATTCTGAATTATATGAATTTTCTACGACACACTTTGAGTCTGATTCTTATCGAGTAACGAAAGGTGACTGATGTATGTCTCGATTGAGACAAATTCTTTTTGATCCCACTTAAAATTAGAAAAAGTATTATATTGATACTTGTCTTTCAGATGTTCGGGGAAGGGGATCTCTTTGATCTCCGCCCCGAATTTTTCTGCAATGATTTCTGCTACCTGTCTGAAAGAATAGACGTGTCCAGATCCTAGATCATAGATACCAGATCCAGCACCGTTGTTGTCTACAACGTCTACAACATCGTCCACCCAGATAAAGTCTCTCTTACAGTTTTCAGATCCCTCAAAGATTTCAATCACACCATTCTGTATTGCTTGCTCTGTAAACTTGCTTACAGGACTGCGTTGATTACCTTTATGCTCTTCTCCCAGACCATACACATTGAAGAATCTGAATCCCTGAATGAGTTCAAATCTATCAATGTTTTCCGATACCCACAGATCTACGGCAACCTTTGACTTTGCATATAGGTTGAGGGGGTCTAGTCCACCATCATCTCTGTTACCATACACAGAAGCAGATGATGCATACTTTACAGGGATACCATGCTCAATGGCTTTCTCAAATAATCTGATAGAGAATTCTACGTTATAAGAGTTCAATGCCTCTTCATTAGTTTCAGTTGTGGAAGAGATTGCACCCATGTGAATGATCTCATCAATGTCTTCCCATCCCTTGAAAAACTCTAGCATTGCCCAGCAATTAAAGTCTTCCATGCCAATGAAAGGTTGATGCTTCTCGGCAAATTTCTTTCCAATGAATCCATTGCATCCCGTAATCAGTTTAGGCATCGTATTGTAGACCAGTATAAATAAGTATAACACAGAAGGACTATAGCGACAACCAGATGTCTAATCCCACTTTCGGATATTTAGCGTCTCTTGTTACTCCCCTTAAAACGAGAGTCGCGCTACACACTGCTGAAGCAGGAAAGGTCGTAGAGGGTAAACTTGTATTCACACACAAAGACCCTTATCCAGTAAGGATTAGAGTTGGTGTGTCTTCTGGAGGTCTTACAGACTTCAATCCAGAAAACTATATTCTCTATGACTATGAGATCGGAGAAGGCGAAAGCTATGAAACCGATACCATTTACTATGGCAACAATCAGACATTAGTTGTCTGGTCAACATGCGCCAGCACCACAGTTGTTCTCCACGGTCAGATTAAGGCGGATCCAACAGCAACTGGATTCGTAGCTGCGGCGTTAATGAGTCCAGCAAAACAAAACAAGACATTATATAGTGTACCAGCAGGCGAAGAAGCACTATTGAGTTTGTTTGTTGCTAACCAGAGTCCATCAAATGCAAGATTTAGACTTGCTATTGTTGACTCTACTCAAGCACCAGCAATTAATTCCGATCAGTATATTGAGTACAACCAGGATCTAGCACCAAGACTTTCATATCAAAGAAGAGATATTAAAGTAAGAGGTGGACAGAGTGTTGTAGCTTTCTCTGACAACCCAGACCTTTCTGTTTCTGTCTATGCAAAGTTTAACTACTCTGTAGTTGATACCGACTTTACAGTTAGTGGTGCATTGGATGTAGGTGGAGCATCTCTTTTAAGAGGAACTCTAGAAGCACAACAGGCAGTAACACTCAAAGAAACTCTGGCAGCAGAGAAAGCAGTTACTATTGGAACTGATGCTACACCAGCTGCTTTGACTGTTAAGGGCGATTTCAGTTTAGGACCAGTAAGCATAGCACAGACAACAGGCAATCTTTCTACTAGTGGAGTTATTACTGCAAACACATTAGCAACTAGTGGAAATATTATTGCTGGATCTAATAAAGTTGTATTAGATGGAACCACAGGAGACCTTTCCGTGGAAGGACAGTTGACCCTTCAGGGTGGGTTTGCAGGTGATTTGAATCTTCTAAATAATAAAGTAACGAATCTGGCAGATCCTGCTGCCGCAACGGACGCTGCAAACCGCAAGTACGTTGATAGTAAAGTTGTAGCATTCTCTATCGCACTAGGATAAAAACGGAGTTTATAAATGGCAAAACGACAAATTAGAGACTATGTATTCTCCCCAGGTATCGCTGGTGTCGGTACTCTAAAGGTCCTGGATAAGGTAGATGTCGATCAGATTCTGCTGATCACCAATGCTACCAAGAACGTCTTCTTATATAACTTCAGTGATCCGTCATTACCAGTGTCGGTAGATTTTACATCAACAACAGACGGTTCTGACCCAGACTTCCCATACAGCAACACATTATCAAATGGTGTGACCACCATTACGTTCCTGTATGACACTTCATCGCACTTCGCAACAGATAAGATCCTTATCTTTGTGGAAGCAGAAGAGCAAAAAATTAGACCATACGACTTCGGTACTGATGCTATCGAACGTATGAGGATGGCAGAACCTCAATCGATGCTTGACGCTGACTTTGAGTATGGCATCCAACCAACCAAGTGGCAGTCTCTTGACCTGCTTCGTGGTTATCCCTCCATCTATGAAGTTCCTGGATCTGACATCGGTCTCGTTGCTGTTACAACCGACGCATCTGCTGGATCAGGCGCTATTGGTCCATCGAAAATTACAGTTGATACGGTTCTCGATCACGGTCTAGTTGTTGGAGATCCTATTTCTATTAAGGGTCTAGATGACGCTGTTCCTGGTTTCGCTAAAGCGGAAGGTTCATTTATCATCGACTCTGTTCCTAATGCAACCCAGTTTACCTACTACGCTAAAGCAAAAGTAGGTGTAACTCCAGCAACTCCATTGCTATCTTCCTTTACTATTCTGAAGCAAGCAGGATTCTACACTGGAGCAGCAATCGGCACATCACCAACATTCACTGTTGTAACACAAGGTGCTAGCGGAAACTTTGCAACTAGAGGATCTGCTGCTAGTGGCGCTACAAGACTGGGTGTATCAGGTGCATCTACACTACCCCCAATCGGTGCTCCTCTTGGCGGCACAGGTATTGCGACAGGTACACAGGTAACTGCTGTTGTTGATACCGACACCACTCTAAACATCACCGATTCATTCACTGCACCAGTATCCGAGATTACTTTCAACGATACTGCAGACATTGAGATCGGTTCTGGTCTCGATAATGGCAACGGAGAAACTATTTTTGTTACCAACATTCAAGGTAATGTTGTTACTCTATCTTCTCCATACCAGATCAACAAGACTGGTAACAGTTTTGTATCCCAAGCAATTAATGCAGCTGGATCTAACTTTGGTAATGGTTCTGGAGCAGCTTTTGATATTACAAGAGCTAACGGTGCGTATACCACAGTTGTTGTAAACAATCAAAACTTCTACAACAATATAATTTCTGGTGCTTATACTGGTCTAGGAGTTGATGCAGCGTTTAGTGTCGAAAGAATTGGTGGTGCTTCACCATCCTATGCAAACGTTTTCCTTGCAGGAGCGGGATCTGGATACTCCGCAACTGAAACTATTGTTATTCCTGGTTCTGATCTGGGTGGTGCTGATAGCACAAATGATTTAACAATTACAATCCAATCCGTTGATGCTAATGGTACTATCCTAACCATCACATGGGCAGGTACTCCTTCCGCTCTCATGCAAAGAGCAGGCAGCGGATATGCTGTTGGTGAGGATCTGGTTGTTTATGGTAACGCACTCGGCGGTACATCTCCAATCAATGATCTCAACATTCACATTACTGGTGTTGGTGCAAATGGAGAGATCGATACCTTCGATGTCACTGGTACTGCTGTTCCTTCTAGTCAGACTTACAACGGCGTCGAGCAATCCAGCACAACTGGATCTGGTATTAACGCTGGTTTCCAAATCGAGAGAGTTGGTTCTGGTCAAAGCACTGCACAAGTAGATGAGGTTATCATCGGTGGAACTATCGAAGCTGATGATACATTCAAAGTTACTATTGATGGAACCACAGATTACACTTATACAGCACAAACAGGTGATACAATCACTGCTGTTAGAAATGCACTGATTACTGCAATCAATGCATCTTCTGTTGTATATGCTCAAACAGGAGCAACCAGTGGAACTCTTAACATCACTGCACTGACTGCTGGTACTCCTTTTACAATCGCTGTTCTCACTGAAGACGCTGGTGGAAACCCTGCAGACACGCAGACCATGGTTACAAATAATGTAACCCCTAATGCTAATAACAGCACTACGCCTGCATACAACGTTACTATCGGCAACCCAGGTCAGGCATATGCAAACGGAGATGACGTTGTTATCCTAGGTAGTGTTCTTGGTGGTACAGATACCGTTAACGATCTAACCATCACTATTCAAACTGTCGATGCACAAGGTGGTATTACTGGTATTACTACTAGCGGTACACCATGGGATGGTAACCAAACTTATCTAAACTACGCTGCCAACCCAACTGCGTTCAATGCATCCTTCACACCAAGAATTTCTTCTGGAGCATATGCACCAGAGATCACTGACGGTGGTACTGGTTATAAACTTGGTTACGAATTTATTATTCCTGGCGTTCAACTTGGTGGTGTTGCTGGCGTAAACGACATGACCATTACGGTCTCTGATGTCAACGCAGCAGGAACTATCCTTGCAGTTACAGCGTCTGGTACTCCAGTTTCTGGAGATACTATTGTATTCTTCAAAGCAGTATCTTTGAGTGCTCCAACAACATCTATTATCGGAACTGGAGCAACAATTACATATTCTGCTATTGCAAAAATCAATGTAGAATTTACAACAAACCATGGTCTAGTACCTGGTGACACAGTTCTTGTATCGATCACATCCAATCAATCTGGTCACGATCTAGCATCTGGTCCATTCTTTGTCGATGCTGTTCCTGATCTAACCAGCTTTACTTATACAGCAAGAACAACTGGTAACGTTACACCATCTGGCATCTCTGGTGTTGTATATCCAAGAACTGATTCGTTCTATACACACAGACCATTTGACGGTGGTGTTCAGTTGGGCACAGGTTCTCCCGCTCACGGCGCACAGGCAGTTCGTCAATCCAAGAAGTACATCAGATATCAGTCTGGTAAAGGTATCATGTATACCACTGGTGCATTGTTCGCACCTTCTTACGACTTGAGAAGTGTAACTGCTGATGGAACTGCGATTGGTAGTATCATCACTTGTGTCACCGACGACCTCAACCACGGTCTACAGGTTGGTGCAGAAATTCAGTTGACTGGTTTGACCACAACAGGATACAATGACCACTACACGGTAGCATCGGTTGTTGATGAAATTACATTCACTGTTATCGCGAAGAACAACCTAGCATCTACCGCAGCAGCATTCGGTGATCAACCAGTTGTTGCTCTGTATAGATGGCAGGGTGCTACGGTTCGTGCTGGTGCATTTGATGACCAGAACGGTATCTTCTTCCAGTATGACGGAACAAACATTGCTGTTGGTTTGAGATCTTCTACGTTCCAGATTGCTGGTGTAGTAACAGCAACATCCGATTCCAACCAATTGGACGGAACCAATACCAAGTTTACTGAACAGTTATCTGTTGGTGACAGAATTGTTATTCGTGGTATGTCTCATGTCGTTACCAAGATTGATAACGATACTAGATTGTTCATGAACCCAGACTTTAGAGGCGTCTCTAACGCAACTAATGTCAAGGCAGCATTGACTAAAGAAATCATTATTCCACAGAATGAGTGGAATATCGATAGAGCAGATGGCACTGGTAAGTCTGGTTACCAAATTGAGATCAACAGAATGCAGATGATCGGATTCCAGTATACCTGGTATGGTGCTGGATTCATCGACTGGATGTTCAGAGGTCCATCTGGTAACTTCATCTTCCTACACAGACTGAAGAACAACAACAGAAACAACGAAGCATTCATGCGTTCTGGTAACTTACCTGTTCGCTATGAGGTTATCAACGAAGGTGCGAAGGGCAGACTTGCTACTCAACTTGATCAAACAGAAACTGATACCATTTCTCTCAAAGATGGTTCTCTGTTCCCCAACACAGGAACACTGCTTATCAACAATGAGGTTGTGAGATACACAAACAGAAACGGAAACCTTCTAACTGGTCTAACAAGATCTGCAAACTATACCAACTTTGCTGCAGGTTCTCAAAGAACTTATACAGCAGGTGCTGCAGCTACTCACGCAGAAAACACTGGTGCTATCTTGCTATCCAACACAGCAACTCCACAGATTAATCACTGGGGTTCTGCATTCCTGACTGATGGTGGTTTCGACGAAGACCGTGGATACCTGTTCAACTACCAGGAAAAAGAAGTTGAAATTACCACTACCAAATCTACCATCTTCCTAATCAGACTGTCGCCTAGTGTATCTAACGCTATCACTGGTGACCTAGGTGAGAGAGAACTAATCAACAGAGCACAGTTGCTCCTCAAGAACATTGAGATTACCACACAGGGTGGTAGCAGTTCTCAAGGCGTCATTATCGAAGGTGTTCTCAATCCCAAGAACTACCCAACTAATCCAAACGACGTTACCTGGGCAGGTTTGAATACAGGTGGTGCAGGTGGACAACCATCGTTCGCACAGATTGCATCTGGTGGTGACATCACCTTTATTGGTGGTCAATCACCTATTACTGCTTCCAACGCTGGTACACAGAACTATAATTCTAACTATGTCTTCTTCAATACCTCTGACATCTCTGGTGTACAGATTGGTTTTGAGGTAACTGGTGGTGACTTGAGAGGAGGAACCACGGTTGTTAACATCTTCAGAAGAAATAGCAGCACAACGTGGATCCAGTTCTCTGACCGAACAAGAGCAGGTAGTGCAGGTAGTACAACTTACACATTCCAGCCTCTGACTGGCGCAGCAACTCCTGGAGAGCAGGTCTTCGCTTTCACGGCAGCACCTGGTAACAGAGACACTATCGATCTTTCTGAACTGAAGGAACTTACTAACACCCCAATTGGTGGTAGAGGTACATTCCCCAACGGTCCAGACGTACTGGCGATTAACGCATACCTAACTTCTGGTAGCGCAATTAACGCAACGATTAACGTTCGCTGGTCTGAAGCACAGGCATAAGGAGCACACATGGCAGAACCCTCTAGTAGACAAGAACTCAAGGAGTATTGTTTGAGGCGTCTCGGTCATCCAGTTCTCGAAATCAACGTAGATGACGATCAACTGGATGACCTGATTGACGACGCTTTTCAATACTACCGTGAGCGACACATGGATGGTGTCGAGAAGATGTATCTCAAGCATGAGATTACAGCAGATGATGTAACGAGATTTGATGGCGCAGATGAAACGTCATCAACACCAGCTCCTGATGCTGCTACCTGGATTAGCAGAAAGAACTTTATTGAAGTGCCAGAGCATGTAGTTGGCATCTCCAAAGTTATGGGTATCTCCTCTAACTTTGCGAGGAACAATCTCTTTGGTATGAACAACCAGTATTTCCTGATGGATATCTTTTCCTTCTCGTCAGGATTTGCTTTTGGTAACTTCGACATGACGAACTACTACATGATCAAGCAGTATTTTGAAACGCTTGACATGATTGTTCAGACTGGATCTCTGGTACAGTTTAGGTTTAATCAGAGACAGGACAGACTATTCATTGATATCGATAAGCACAGAATGGTAGAAGGTAACTTCCTTCTGATCGAGTGCTATCGTTTCTTGAATCCTGATGACTTCACTCAAGTCTACAATGATAGTTTTGTCAAGCAGTATCTAACTGCACTGATCAAGAGACAGTGGGGTCAGAACCTAATCAAGTTTAACAACGTACAACTGCCTGGTGGCGTATCACTAAACGGCAGACAGTTGTTTGAGGATGCACAGAAAGAGATCGATGTTCTCATGGAGAAGAGTGCAACCTACTATGAACTTCCCCCAATGGATATGATCGGATGAAAAGTATCTACTTCCCGCAACATGGTGGTGTTAACACCGAGCAGAACCTTATCCAAAGTTTAGTGGATGAGCAGATCAAATTGTTCGGCAGCGATGTCTACTATCTTCCAAGGAAGATGATTAAAGATGTAGCACTCAACGATGTCTTGTATTCAGAGTTTACAACTCAATACATGATCGAGATGCTACTGATCAATGTTGAGGGATTTGGATCACCATCTGAATTCATTAGTAAGTTTGGTCTACGTATCACCGATGAGATTACCATGGTGGTATCACAGAATAGATGGAGTCAGGTATTCCAAGAGTTTGCTGACATCACTACTGTAGATGGCAGACCTAACGAGGGAGACTTAATCTATCTACCACTTACTCAAGATCTATATGAGATCAAGTTTGTAGAAAGAGAAGCACCTTTCTATCAGCTAGGTAAGAACTACATCTATACGATGACTGCCGAGATCTACGAACTTGGTAACGACGAGTTCGAGACAGGTATCGAAGAGATTGATGTCATTGAAGAAGTCTTTGCACCTTCTATTACTATTGCAATGGATCCTGAAGCTACCACTCATTACTCTCTAGGAGAGACTGTGACTGGCGGCACGACAGGAACCACAGCAGAAGTATCTTTCTGGGACAGAGACAATCATGAGTTGAAACTGATCAACAGAACTGGCAACTTCACACCAGGAGAAACAATCACTGGTGCAGAAAGTGGCACAGTACAAGACAGCGTTACCGTAGATAATCTAACACTAGAAAACGTTCAGTACGCTGATAATAAATACATTGAGACTACGGCTAATGATCTACTTGACTTTACCGAAGTGAATCCATTTGGAGAGTATGGCAACGTTACTGGTGAATTCTGATGCTAGGACCACATTTTTATAACGAAGCGATTAGGAAAACAGTAATCGGTTTCGGTACACTATTCAACAACATTGAAAT